GCTGATTTGGCGGATTTCGACTTGGCAGTCTTGGTTCCATTACTCATAGTCAACGATACTCGCTTCGTTGATAGCTTACGCAATACCTTTCGGTAACTACTCAAAAGGAAGGGTCGCAGAGCGACACTAACCAAGGAATAGTGTTCGAAGTTTCCTTTAAGTCCCACAACTGTTGGGGAAACTCCCTAGGAGTAACGAAAAAGTTTGGAAGACTGCCAACAAGCAGTTTTGTCCCAATGCACGGAACTTTCGTGCAAGTGTCCAGACTCCGTTGCTTAGTCTTGTGGAAGCTGACATACTTATTGTGAAATCGAATCGAGGAAAAAGGTCGAATAAAATCTTTATTCTTCTTCTCTTTAATTCTGACTTCACGCGTTCGAATTGATAGATTTGATTCTTTACCAATTGAACGCATAACTAAGTCAACTCCCGCTTGCTGCCTAGGAGTTAATCTGACGTTCTTTGAATTTCTAAGGCCGTAACCTCCCACTGATTTCGGGAGAAACCAATTATTCCCATTTCCTCGTTTATCCAAATATTGGAGAGTTTTTCTCCAGTGTTTGGAAGAAATGAAGTACCCAAGTAAGGGTTCTTCAAAACTTGGAAACCAGTCGAGAATTTCATCTCTGATGTAATTCCAGACTGTAGGATTCTTACCGTAGTTGCCGTATTTATCGGTCCCTGCGATTAGACTCCAGCGAATGATTGGTAACCTCCTGACGACTCCTCTCTGACAAGTAAATAGGGTAGAATTAAAAGAAAATATATCCGAATGGATATAAGTTTTCAATCGATTCATCCCCCATAAATTCGTCATAAAAGAGAAGTACGGTTCAATAAGAGATTGAGGCAATAGAATAACCCCGTCGTCCCCATTAACAAAGAATGTTCGCAGGTACTTTGGAACTCCATGCTCTGCAAGGAATGCCATCTTCGCTGCGTAATGTACAATGTTAAGAAGGACGAAAGAGCGTCGATCCCCCATAAGTTGGGAAGTTCTCTGGGAAGTGGTGAATTCATCACCGAGTTTCGGGTAATGAATCTCACCTCTCAAAGTCCTGAGCCAACAAGGGATTAACCATTCAGGAACTATATCCAAGGAAATAGCCTGAGTCAAAAGTGGATCGAAAGAATCAGTAGCTGCGTCCGCATCATCTGAGATGATGAGACAAGGCTCTTGATAATATCTTTCCATTTGATCTAGCTTTTCCGGGATAAGGGTGAAATCCGACACAGAAACCTCCTTTCCAAACAAGAAACGCTTGTTTCTTGCAAGGTATTTAGTCATCTCTTTTTGGAAGGATGACCAAAGTGGAGATTCAGCTGCATGATGCGAAGTAATAACTCGAACTTTTAAAGGTTCAGGGATTGCATGCGCTTCACGATGTGGTTTCATCGGAATAAGTGATTCAAGCTCGATTGCACGTATAGACATACGGGAATGCATGATATTAACAACATCATGATCTCGTTTGACCTTCCGTACAACCGGCCTCATGAATCCATCTTCGTTCCTGATTTCAAAATAAC